GGTGTATACTGTAGAAAGTAGTTTAAATGATAATTTTGGGGGAGATTTTTATATAGGAGGAGTTAATTTAGCCTTTTCGGGCAATTCATTTACTCTTATGTATGTCTACGAAGAGATAAATCAAGGTCAATCTTCTTATGATTCTCCCACTGAAGGATTATTAAATATGTTGAATATATATCCCGAAGTTAATAATTTTGCCTATTCCGATTATAATGCTATATTAGGAAATGCTACTATTCCTCAATTTTCAACAGTTTATCAAGATGTAGACTATGCTAGTAATGGATTTATTCCTATTAATTTTGATTTAATTACTAGAGGATTAGCAAGAAAAGCCCAAATTCAAGATTCAAATTATACTCAAGCAGGATGGACTAATGGTAGATATAATGGAAGTAAAAATAGTTCAACAGATTTTAATCAATAATAAAAAATGTCAACAGCACCGTCTACAACTTCTCAACAAACTCAAGTAAATGTTACTCTTGAACAGGAACAATTAAATAATTTTTTAGGTCCTGTAAATGGAGCTTTAGGAGGATTACCTGTTGCTGAACAAACCCAAGAATATTTTGCTATATATACAGGGGCTGGTGGAACTGGGCCTGAAATTATAGATGAAACTGCTATTTTTATAAAGTATTTAGTTGATGAAAATGGAAATGTAAGTCAACCTTCTGAGGATAGTGATGCTTTATATAATTTAATTCAAAATTTTGAAATAGGTAAAAATCTTGTTGTAAGAAATGATATACCTTCTGCTATTAATGGCCAAATTGGAGGAAAACATAAAATAACAGCTGTAGGAAGACAGGCACCTCTTTTATATTCCCAAACAGGTTCTACAGCAGGGGCAAATGTATCACTTTTAGATTTTAATACTAGTTTGAATCAAACTGGGGTGCCTCGTATGGAAGGGTGGTTAAATAGAGGAATTTTTGATCCCTCTAATAATAATTTTAATACTATAGAGAGTTATAACCCACCTTTTTATGAACCTGATTCTTCAATTGCTAATTTTGACTCTTCATCGGGAACTTACCATATAACTTCTTCAGCTACAACAAATATTAATTCTATCCAATTTAAAATAACAGCAGGGTTTAGAATTTTAGCTAGTGAAACGAATGATAGTCAAACTCGAAATGTTACAATAAGATTATTAAAAGATGGAGTTCCTGCAGCCGGTGGAACCTTTGCTGAAAAAACCTATACTTTTAATGGGACAAATGATGATGTTAATGATGCTGTATATAATTTTGAATCAGACCCTTTAATTGTAACCCAATTTAGTAACGAATTTAATAGTGGTGACCCTACTTATTCATTAGAAATTAAATTTGATGATCACATAAGTACTCGGGCAGATTTTATTAATTTTATAATTACTAACCAATCACCTCAACCTACCAACCCAATAGCAGACTTACCTTTTTGGTCAAATAATAATGGAAATAATTTATGGATAACAGCTTCAAATAAAATTTCTTTAAATTATGGTAATACTCAAAATTCACAAAATGTGTTGGATGTAATTGAAGATGGATTTAATTTTTCTCCTGTTATAACACCTTTTATTCCTCGCCCTGGTGATAGGATTAGGTTTGAATATAATAAAGAAACTGAATATACAATTTATGAAGTGATAAGCCCTGAAGGAGATGTAGATGGTAGATTGAAGTTGAGACTTAATACTTTAGTTCCTTCTGGGGTTAATTTAAATAATTTTGTATTACATAGAACGGATTCAACAGATCCTATTTATATTATAATAGATGTTCCTAAAACTAATTTAGTAGTAAATTCAAATCAATTTAAAGGAGTTTTACTCCCAGAATACCCAACTAAAAAATTAAAAAATAATTTAGATAAAATTGTTCTTGATTTAAAGGAAAAAGGTTTAATATCTAACGAAACTTAAAAATAATAATATTTATAAACATATATTTATAAACAATGGGATACTTAAATAATTCAGTAGTAACAGTAGATGCTATCTTAACAAATAAAGGTAGAGAGCTTTTAGCTCGAGGAGATGGTTCTTTTAAAATCACCCAATTTGCTCTTTCAGACGATGAAATCGATTATACTTTATATAATCCAACTCATCCTTCAGGAAGTGCTTTTTATGGTCAAGCAATTGAGAATATGCCTTTATTAGAAGCTTTCCCTGAAACTACTCAAAACTTAAGATATAAATTAGTAACTTTACCTAGGGGTACTGCTAAAATGCCAGTATTAGATATAGGGTTTGCTTCTATTACTTTAAAACAAGGTGCTTCATTAGCAATTACTCCTCAAACTTTAAATTACTTAGGAAATAATCAAGTATTTGAAGCTAACGGGTATACGGTTACTATTGCTGATGTAAGGGTATTAAATACTTTCAATGGGGTAGGTATACAGACTGAAGAAGCTATTCAATTAAACCAAACTGAAACATTAGGAACTAATGTATCTAAAACAGTGGTAGGTACTACTATTAATATGACTGCTACTACTGTTAATACATTATTTGGTTCAAATACTGAATTAAATACCTCTCTTCAAATAGTGGGAAGAGATAGTGGAGCAAGAATTACAGTTCCCTTAAAAATTACAAAAACTAACACATAATGTCATTTAAAAGATTCGACTCAGAAGATTTTCTAATCAGTGCAGATAGTATTACTGCAGGAGCATGGACAAATAATGCTCCTACTTTAACAGAATTTTATTTTTCTTCAGTACAAAAAAGTTCCACTAGTGGTAATTACTATTTAAGTGTATTCCAAACTGAGCCTACCTTGACAGGAGCTGAAGTTCAGTTTAATATAGCATTTGGAGATTCAGCAGGATCTGGTTCTGTAGCTTATGATCCTGGGATTCCTGGGAGGTCTTATACTTCTACAGTATTTGGTCAATGGCAAAATATTGTATTAGGTGATGAAAATACTAATTTTATCTTCGGGGGTGTAACTCCTACTACTCAAAGTTTTTACGTTTTATCTGTTGATAGAGCTAGATTTAAAGGATCTATATTTCCCGGAACTTTAGATTTAAGAATACAAAGTTCTAGCACAGGAGGGAATTTTGACTTAAGATTAACTGATAATAGTAACGATTCAGCTACTGTAATTTATAATGAAGCCGGAAGAGTATTCCAAATTGTATCGGGATCTGCAGGAAGTGCTGTGGGTACAGGTGCTACACCTTCAAATGCTGTAGCTAATGGAATGACAGTATCAGGTTCTTACGGATTATTTTTGCCTGATGTGGGTGCTATTATTTTAAATGCTTCTGCTTTAGAATTAGAATCAACAGATGGAGGTGTAGGGTTAGCAACATTATATAATTCTAATACTGCAGATGATAACCCATCAACTTTATTTACAGCTATTTCAGCTTCGGGTACCTTTACTTTAAATAGTCAAGAAAATATAACTTCAGATTATGTTTTTGTAAGAGCTAGAAATTCAGAATTTAATTACTCTGCTAACCCTTCATTTATTTCAGGTTCTACAGGTGAAGTACTTTATAATGATTTTATAAATTCTCCACAGACATTTATTACAACTGTAGGGATGTATAATGATAATAATGAATTACTAGCAGTAGCTAAATTATCTAAACCTCTTAAGAAAGACTTTACTAAAGAAGCCCTTGTTAGAGTTAAGTTAGATTTCTAATGAATGAGCTACTTAAAAACACTCAAAAGTACAGATGTAGTAATAACCCCATTTGAGGTTAATAAGGGATTTTCTTTTACGGGTAGGAGGGTAGTTTCTTTATCTCCATATGGGGGTGCTGAGTATGGAACAGGTAGTTATGGGCAAGAAGTTGTATTAGGAGATACAATAAATAGAAATTATATAGATAGATTTTTAGCAGTTAATACTACTGAAGATGGTTTTTTAAATTTAGGTACTGAACCTGTAACAGGATATTTTAATACCTATTATCAAAAATTAGTATATAACTCAGTTAAACAACTTTATTATTCTAACTTTACTACATCCCCAACAGGAGATTCTCCTTCTACTGCTAGTTTAGTACCAGGTGTTACTTCTGAGGGTAATAGATTAATTGGTCCTTCTACTTCTCAAGGAAGATTTTATAATTTTCCCCAATCTACTTTAACTCCTAATAGGGAATTTCCTGTTGAAGTAAGTGAAGCTATAGGAGTAATGTCTATTCCATCTAAATTATATGGTAATTATATTCAACCTTCTTCTTTTAATATAAGATTTGGATCTAATTCATCTGGGTCTATTTATTATGATATAGTAGATGATGGTGAAGGAAATTTATTATTAGATAACCAACATTGTGGAAATATTATATATAAACAAGGAATAGCTACTTTAACAGGTAGATTTGTTACGGGTTATGGGGGAGATATTTATGGTATAGGCGATTATGGAAGTAGTGGATCTCTTTTTTCTAATGATCCTGAATGGGTTAATGATTTTGTTACTACTAGAAATATTAGCTGTTCATTTTCATCATCATATGATATATACGAAACTCAATATAAATGTACTATAAGAGCAAATGAATATAATTATTCATTAAACCCTAGCTTATTAAAAACTTTTGGTAATAATGAAATTATTATTTCTGGAAGTAGTGAATATAAAGATTTTGTAATTGGTTCAGATTTTTCCCCATATGTTACAACAGTAGGTTTATATAACGAAAATCAAGAATTATTAGCAGTAGGAAAATTATCTCAACCTCTTCCTACATCACAAACCACAGATACCACCATACTTATAAACATAGATAGATAATCTCATGGCAAAACAATTAAAAAAAATATTCGATCCAAGTGTTGATGAAGTAGTACAAGATTTTACTATTAATTCATGGCACGTTTCTCAATCGGTAGATGCTCTTACTGGAGCTGAGGATTATGATATTACTATAAGTGGTAGTTTAGAGGTTGAAGGACCTGTAAATTTTACAGATTTAGCCAACACTTCAGGTGTAAATAAGATATTAGTATTAGATGGTACATCTGTAAAAACCCAAACTGGAGGTGCAGATGGCTCATCTGGTACTTCTGGAACATCAGGAACATCGGGAACAGGCACTAATGGTAGTTCAGGTACTTCAGGTACTTCAGGTACTTCAATAGTAGGACCCGCAGGAGATGATGGATCGTCAGGCACTTCAGGAACTTCAGGTACTTCTGCGGGGTCAACTATAACAGGATTAAATACTCAAGTTTTATATTTTGATGGAGATGATAATCCTGTAGGGGATCATAATCATACTTGGGATAAAATAAATGGTTCATTAAGAATTATGACTACCCAAACTGATGATACATCTAGTTTAGCCAATTTAATTTTAGGTAATGCTGTATCTCAAAGTTTATTAACAACAGGAGCATCTCCTAGAGATTTAGCTATAATTAAAGGAATTAACCCTTCAGGTTCTGCAGGGGTTCATCATAGTACTATCAAATTCAGAACAGATGGAGATTGGTCATTTAAAGGAGGAGCATATAGTTCAAACCCTTCTTCAATTGTATTTGAAACTTGCCCCCCAACAAGTCAAATTCCTCAACCAGGTTTAGAAATAAATTCTAATCAACAGATTATTTTAAATGGGTACAATAATACAAATGGGTATAGATTTGTTTCATCTAGTGATGTAGAATATAATTTAGCGGTTGATGTTAATGGTAGTGTAATTATGGCTCAATCTACAGGAGGAACTAGTCAAGATCTAGGAACTGTTGATATGTGTACTTATTATACTAATATGTCTGGGTATACTATAAATACCTTAGGACAAGTAGGCAATGATATTGTTACTGTAGGGGATACAAATCCTGCTAATATTTCTTTAATCCAAATAGGATATAGTACTAATGCTACAAGACAAAGAGCCCTTAAAGCTTTACTAGCTCCTGATAATTATGGTAATTCTAAGGCTACCCAAATTGAATTTAGAGCAGGAAATATACCTAAAAGTACATGGACTATAAATTCTATTACTGATAATACTGCTAATAGTAAATTTGTATTATCTGTAACCAATACTACTGCAGGAGGGACCTTGGTTAATGGTAACTCTGTTAGTGAATTTAATTTAACAAGAGGAGGAGTCTCATCAGATAATAATTGGTTTATTAAATTAGATAATAATATTAATAATGCTGTGTTAGATAATCTTAACAACCCATCTACTACTACTATTGATGTTTATTGGGATATTTCAACTTCATTCCAATCTCAATTACAAACAAGTGATAATATTATTATTACTTCAAAACCTAATGTAGGAGATATGACTTATAATTATACTTGGTATAATAATGGAAGTCTTAATGGTATAGGTTTAGGAGCTGTTGCTAATGGTGAACCTTATATAATGAAGTTTATGTATTGGAATATAAGTGCTGATAATGATTATGGTTTAATGTTATTAGGAAATAGAAGTTATGCTTAAAATTAAAATATAATTATATTTATAAACATGGCAAAACAACTGAAGAAGATATTTGTTCCTACTACAGATGAAGTAGTACAAAATTTTAAAATACAATCATGGCACGTTTCCCAATCTGTGGATGCCTTAACGGGGAATGATGATTATGATATTACTATAAGTGGTAGTTTAGAAGTAGAAGGACCTGTAGATTTCACAGATTTAGAAACCACAACAGGCCAGACTTCAGTTTTAGTTTTAGATGGTACTTCTGTAAAGATTCAAGCAACTACTTTAGGTACTAGTGGATCTTCAGGTACTTCAGGCTCCTCAGGCACTTCAGGCTCCTCAGGCACTTCAGGCTCCTCAGGCACTTCAGGCTCCTCAGGCACTTCAGGTTCTTCAGGTTCTTCAGGAAGTAGTGGAACATCAGGTTCATCTGGCTCTTCAGGAACATCAGGTTCTTCAGGTTTAAGTGGAACTAGCGGAAGTAGTGGTTCATCAGGAACTTCAGGTTCATCCGGTACTAGCGGAACAGATGGAGCTGATGGAGTTCCTGGAACTTCTATTACAGGTTCCCAATATCAAATGATATATTTTAGTGCTACTGATACTCCAACCGCCACTAGTAATTTAACTTGGAATGATTCTACTAATGTTTTAAATATTGTAGGGCAAACTAAAACCTTTAATAATTTTACTGATCCTACTTTAATACTAGAAACCTCAGCTTTAACTATAGGGGCAGGAAGTTTATTAGGATATTTAGCAGGTTATAATGATGATGAAAGTAATACTAATTATTCTCCTTCTATAAAATTTGAAGGAGATGGTACTTGGAATGGTACTTTCCCGGCATCATACCCCACTCGAATTGATTTTCTTACAACAGCAGAGGGAGCTTCTGCAGCCGCAACACGTTTAAGGATTAAAAATGACGGACAAATTATTTTTTCTAATTATACAGGAACTAATTTTGTAGAAACCCCTACATATAACTTAGCAGTAAATGGTACAGGTGAAGTAGTTAGAGAAAGTAGAAATTATGCTGGGAGTAATTATAATATTATTAATCCTGACAGAGTTGATTATAGAAGTACAACTGTCAATCTTTTAAGACCTGATGGGGATACAGGTACTGATGTTTATTCTTTTGAATTAGCTAGTAATATTGCTACTGAAGTTCCTTCTAGTGGTGAGGTATTAATTCAATCTTTGACTAAAGCTCTAAACGGAAGAATGAAAATAGCTATAAATGACAACTCAGCTTCTTTTGCTTCTTCAGGTAGTAACAGTATTGTACCCATCTCAGGATCACAATTAAAAATTGGAGAGGGTTCTACTAATTATGCCCTATATAATATAACAAACGTTACACATTATAGTGATGCTTTAGTTCCTTATGTTGATTTAATAGTAAATTATGATAGTGAAGTAGGATCTTCCGTATTTACTAATAGAGGTAATATTGCGGGTCATTTTAAACTTTCAGGCGATGCCCATTATCTTTTAAGTAATTATTATACAAGACTTACTTTGGGTAACCTTTCAGAAGATCAAGATTATTTCCTTTTTGGTGTTGATGAAGATTTTAGAAGTACTTTAAATTCTGGGGATGAATTAATTGTAGATGTTAAATGGTTTAGTGATATAAATTTTGGTACTAGTGGGAATGCAGTTGATTTAATGGCAGAATTAACTTATAACTCAGGATCTCCTTTCAAGAGACTTAAATTAATAAATCAAGATACAGGTGCTAATTTAGCTCAAGTTAGTGACACTCAAGGAAATTGGGGAAGACCTATACAAATTAAATTTATGTATTGGGAGAGAGAAGCAGATACAGAATGGGGATTATTACCTACTGCTATTCAAGATTATAGAAATACTGTAATCGTTTAATTAAAATAATAAAACATGAATTGGTTATATAATGAAAAAGAAATCACAGACATATCAGAATTTCCCCTTGAAGCATTCGGGTTTGTTTATGTAGTAATCACCCCCGAGGGTAAAAAGTATGTTGGTAAAAAAGCGTTATACCACAATCGCAAACGTAAGCTCACTAAAGTCGAATTAGCAGAACAATCTGGTCGAGGAAGAAAAAAATCGTTTGTAATTGAGAGTAAAGAAAGTGATTGGAAAAAATATTATGGTTCAAATAAACATTTAAAGAACCAAATAACTAAAGGTGAAGTTACGCTGGAAGATTTAGAGAGACAAATTATTGAAATAGGTTTTAATAAAAAACACCTTACATACTTAGAAACCAAATACCTCTTCCAGCTAGAAGTACTTGAAAAACCCGATGAATATTATAATGATAATGTCTTAGGAAAATTTTTCACCTCAGACTTTGATTTCTAAATTTTTCATCGTACATTTACTCACATGATAAATCATCTACTAGTAACCCTAGTTGATTCCGTTTTAGGGAAAGGTAATCAGACTGCTAGAGGTAATTATGCTTACCATTGTCCTTTCTGCAAACATCATAAACCCAAATTAGAGGTTAACTTCACAGAAAATAAAAAAGGACATAATCCTTGGCATTGTTGGGTGTGTAACACCAGAGGAAAAACAATTCCTAACCTACTCAAAAAAGCAGAAGCATATGATAAAATTGAGGAAGCCAAGAGATTAATCCCTCAGGGTTCATTTGTTGAAGAAACAATAGTAAAACATGATCTATTCCTCCCTAAAGAATTCACCCGTTTTATAGACAAACCCTCCAGCCTAATGGCTCGACATGCTCTTTCTTATTTAAAACGCAGAGGAGTAACTATGGAAGATATGGTAAAATATAATATGGGGTATTGTGAAGAAGGAGAGTACCAAAATATGATTATTATCCCATCATATGACTCCCAGGGAGATTTAAATTATTTCACAGCACGAAGCTTTGAAAAACAACCATTCCGTAAATATAAAAACCCGTCAGTATCTCGCGATATTGTGCCATTTGAAATGTTTATAAACTGGGATAGCCCGTTGGTATTGTGCGAAGGACCCTTTGATGCCATAGCCATCAAACGAAATGCTATCCCGCTTTTAGGAAAAAATATACAAACAAACTTAATGAAAAAAATAGTATCATCTAAAGTAGAAAAAATTTACATCGCTTTAGATAGTGATGCTATAAAATCAGCATTAAAATTTTGTGAAATGTTTATGAATGAAGGGAAGGAAGTCCACTTATTAGAAATGGACGATAAAGACCCAAGTGAACTAGGATTCAAACGTTTTACTGAACTTATTCAAAAATCGGTTCCATTAACTTTATCCGG